ACGCCTTGGGCGAGGAGCCATGCGGTGGCCGCCGCAGCGGCAATGTCCCGTACCGCATGACTGTCGGGGGGCGGTTCTTGTTCTACCTCGGCAGCCGGTGCAGCCCTGGCCATCTGGCGGGAGAGCCACTGTTCGGCCAGGGTCTGCGGGTCGATCCCCCGGGCGGCCACCTGCTGGATGCGTGCAGTCCAGGCGTCGGCGATTACTTCGTCGTGGTCCCAGCCGGGCCAGTCGGCCGCCGGGGTGTCACCGACTTTTGGGCCGTCACCACCCCCGGGTGTCGGGTCGGCGAACACGATCCGGTCGTCGGAAGCCAGGTCGGGTGCGTCGGCCTTGGTGAGGACTGCGCACTGGAACGGGCGGGAGCTGTTGGATCGCTTGGCGCTCCACCGGCGGAACGCGGCACGTTCGGCCTTGACCGCGGCATCGCGCTGTGGGTCTGGGGGCCCGCCGACGCCGCCGGGTGTACCGCCGGTGTCGGCGTCGGGCCCTTGGGGGGCATCCAGCACCCCGTCGGAGTCCTCGTCCCTCAGTGGCGCTCCGGCGACCTGGTCGACGGTTTCGCCCGCGGGAACGAGCTTCGATGCTCCGTCGATGAAGACGAGGCCGCGGCCGGTGCGGATGAACGGCATGTCCGCTTCGGGGAAGTCGAAGCGCGGCAGGCTCATCCGGTCGCGGTCTTCGTTGATGGTCATCCGTGCTTCGCCGACCCGGGCCCCGGCGACCTCATCCGCCGCCGCCTCGTCATCGCTCTCCAGTCCCAGGAACCGGAACTCAAGCTCTTCAGGCATGTCGAGGTGCTGGCGGGAGATGTCCGTGAGGATCGATGCGAGCCAGCGCAGCATGGGCAGGCGAGCCTTGCGGTCTTGCACATCAGCCTGGCCCTCGTGGTAACCGGCCGAGCCGAGCCCCTTGGCTTCGGTGAAGCCGAGCTCCGAAATCGACACGTCGAAGTGGGAGGCGAGGAGCTTGATGAGGTGCAGGTCGTACTCGGGCTTGTACCGCTCGGAGACATCTTGCGAGGCGGAGGGCTCCAGCCCCGGCGGGAGGATCCGGAACCGGCGTCGATTGTGGGCGTCGCCGGTGTAGAAGTCGTTGAAGTCCCGCTCGTACTCCAAGAGTTGCTGCGGGGTCCAGGAGTTCTGGCCGGCGGCGGTGGAGTGCTGCAGCCATCCGGACGGCATGACGCCGTCGGTGTATTCGGACTTCAGCCACTGGTAGCGGCGCATGTACAGGTCGCCGTCGTTCAACGCCTGCTCGACGGCTGCGTAGCCGTAGGGCGTCCAGGTGCGCACGGCGCGGCGAATGTAGATGAGCTGGTCGGAAGGGTATCCGCCGGTGATGCTCTGCCCGTTGTCGCCGCGGCTGGTGTCGGCGGTGAACTCGCCGCGCGGGAAGCCCCAGAGGATCTGCTGGTAGGCCGGGAACGGGGGGGCCGGGCGCCCGCCGCGGTGGTCCAGCAGGGGTTTCACCGTGCTGCCGTCCAGGATTTCCAGGGCGTACAGGTCCCCGCCGAAGGTGTAGCGGGGGTAGATGGCGATGGCGTCGAGGACGTAGTGCTCCTCAAGGAGCTGTCCGAGCCATTCCGCGAACGTGTAGCCGTTGCTCTGGTCGGGGGTCTTCCAGAACGTCAGGATGCGGTCGATCTGGGAGTCGAGGTCCTTGCGGAGGTCGTTCTCGATCTGGGCGCGGGATGCGCCGGGGTTGGCGCGCTGTGCCGTCTGCACGGCCCGCTTGGTGAGGGCGATGTCCCACTCGGTGGAGACGGTCTCGTTCTTGCGGATTTCGATGCAGCGCCGGAACAGGGGGATGTTGTCGGCGGCGTCCCGCAGGGTCTTCCATGGCACGAGGCGGTGCCGGTTGCCTGCGTCGGGGAGGTTCCACGAGACGTCGTACTCGGAGATGCGGGGCTCGGGCCTGCCGGTGTCACGGCGGGCCGGGTCCAGTGCGGCGGGCTGTCCGGGAATGCCGGGGCCCATCGAGTAGGGGAAGGTGTCGCGCGGCATCGGTGTAGCACTGCCGCGCGCCTGCCCGGCCGCGAACGCTGCGGCAAGGATCTCGGTGCTGCTCATGGTCGCGCCGGCAGTGTTGCGAGCCAGGGGCGCCTTGCTGACTGGCGGCGGGGACTGGCGGCGGTTGCGCTTCTTGGCCACGACACCCCCTCGTTGCGGTTGGTCGGCCGCTAGGCGGCCCGATAGGCGTTCAGCCACGCCTTGGCCTGCTCAGGTCCGTGCTGGCCGCCCAGCATTCGGTTGAGGGCCTGGGATGTGGTGTCGACCTGGTCATCGTGGGATGCGTTCGGGAACCCGGTGTGCTCCTGCACGTATTCGTCGATCCATGGCGCGAGCGACGGGTCCGGCAGGTACACGTTTCCCGACTCGACGAACGGGGCCACGCTGCTCGCTCGGGCGTACTTCGAGTCCTTCGGGGTGATCGGGATCATGCCCGGGACGACCGACCGGAGTTGGGCAATGATGGCCGGGCCGTTGGCTTTGTCCTCGACGAGCTTGGCGTGAGCCTGCGGCCACTTCGCGCTCAGCGCCTTCACGGCCTGCGCCGTGGCCGGGAAGTCCATTCGGTCGCGGATCTGGTCGAGGAGGTACACGTCGGCGCCGTACCGGGCCCACACCTGCCCGACGACGAAGTCACTGGCCTTGGTGTCCTTGAACGCCATGTCCCACGACTGGATGATCTCGTCGGCGCCGTGGACGTGCATCGTGCCGTCGTCGCGGCGGACTGCCTTTGGCGCCTGGTACCAGCGCCAGTGTCCGCGCTTGAACAGGCTCCCCTCGGCGGGAGCCGGGCGGCCCTGATAGAGGGAGGCCCACGTGCGGGCGCCGACTGCCACCTTGATCTGCTCCCACTGTGCGACCGTGCGCCCGCGGGAGGACTCCAAGAACTCTCCCGGCTGGCGCCCCAGCGGATCCCACTCGCCCTTCGCGGGATTGTGATCCGCCTGTGCTGGGATGTTCAGCACCCGCCAGCGGTGACCGTCCTCGGCGGCAAGGAGCCTGCCGGCGAGATCGTCTTCGTGCCAGCGCGTGAGGATCACGATCACGGGCGCGCCCGGCGCGAGGCGTGTGTTGACGACGGACTGCCAAAAGGACCAGACCTTGTTGCGCCAGGTCGGCGAATTGGCCTGCTCGGCGTCCTTGATGGGGTCGTCGATGAAGATGATGTCCGCTGGTTTGCCGGTGAGACCTGCGGTGATGCCGACGCTGCGGACGCCGCCGATGTGCTCGTCGAGGCGCCAGCGGCGTGCGGCGCCGTTGTCGGGTGCGATGCGCAGCCCGAGATCGAGGGTGCCGTCGTCGCCACTGTTGGAGGTGACGTTGTTGCGGATGTTGCGGCCGAACTCGTCGGCCAGGTCCTGCGCATAGGAGGCGATGGCGATCCGCAGCTCGGGGTTGCGGGTCAGCATCCACAGGGGGCCGACGGTCGTGACGCGGCTGCTCTTCCCCTCCTGCGGGGGCATTGTGATGATCAGCCGGTCGCAGCGGCCTTCGGCGACCTCGATGAGGCGCTCGTCGATCAGGTCGAGCGCTGGGGTCTGAACCGTCTCGGGGGAAATCGCCCGAGCCAGCTCGCCGGGTGTCGTCCACCGCTGGTGGGCGCTGACCGGTTCGAACTCGCGGGCTGCGAACTCTGCCCAGTCCGTCGTGGCGGTCATCGTTCACCGCCTCCCGCCGTCAGGACGCGAGCGCGCGCAGATGCCGCGGTACGACCTCCGGAACCAGGGCCAGTTGCTTCTCGGTGAGGTCGAGGTCCGCCAGGATCGACCGGATCGCCTGCGCCACCAGGGCCCCCTCCTGCTCCGCCAGCTTGATGCGTCGCTCCTCGATGCCGGCCCGGATGGCTTCCGAGCAGACTTTGACGAGGTGGGTGCGTTCCTGCTGGTACAGCTTGAGCCAGACGTTGGGGGCTGCTTCTGTGGTGGTGCCGAAGTCCTCGCCGCCGGTCTTCTTCCGGGTGACACCCCACACGAGGGGGTGCTCGTGGTCTGCTCCGGCTGCGACGGCTTCGGCTTCGATCTCCTGGACGCGTTCCCGCAGCCACGCCACATGCCCGGCGGACCATTTGACTTCGTCGAGGAGGGCTTCGGTGGCCGTGGTTTCGATCTTGCGGCCGTAGGTTTCCACGAGCACCCGGGCCCTCTCCTCGGTGAGCCGTTCCTCGGCCTTGGCCAAATTCTGGGGCGCTTTGCCGCCGTGGTTTTTGCACACGTTCTGGCCGCGCATCGCGATCTGCCCGCACTGGCCGCCGGTGTTCTTCCGCCCCCAGCAGCGGCGTTGCCCGCTGGGGCGCAGCTCTTCGAAGCCGTCCGGCAGCTGGCGGCCCCACCCTCTGTCGGTGGCCATCAGGCGCCGGTCTGCCAGTGGTCGGGCAGTGCGAGGGCGGGCTCCGGTTCGGGCGTCGCCTTCGGGGCCGGTTCGGGGGTGCAGTCGCAGCCCCGGCGCCCGATCTCGTTCGGAGCGGTGCACGTCTTCTGGTGGATGCGAGAGGCCGCGTCCATGTCGATGGCGTGCTCGCCGCACGCGTACACGGTGCGGGTGTCGTTGCTGCCGTCGGGGAGTGACGGGAAGACCGGAGGCGGAAGCTGCTTGTCTGCGAGCAAGAGGATGCGGTCGCGGCGTTCCTCTTCGAGGCGAACATGGTCTGCGAGTTCGTCGTCGGTAAGGCGGCGATTCCAGCTCACACCGATGCGGTCGCCCCCGACCGGCTCGCCGCAGTGAGTGCAGCGCGGCCCCTCCGTCGTCGCAGGAAGGGGGGCTGCCGCTTCGACGGCCGGGGTCGGCGTGGGGTCGGGCTTCGGGTTGAGGGCGTCCATGCCGGCCTCCTTACGTGACGGCGAGCTGGCCGACCGGGATGACGGGCTGCTCTGGGTTGTCGGTGATGCGGACGAACATCGCGTATTTGCCGGGCTCCAACGTCGGGCCCGTACTGCCGGGGCCGACGAGGACCTGTGCGCGGTAGGAGGCGCTCCCCGGGATGGGGTCTGTGCCGTCCCACTCGCCCACGTACCAAGCGACTGGCCGTCCGCCGACGGTGGTGAACGCGAACTCGACTACGTCGCCAGTGGGGTTGTAGGGCTGGCCTTGCAGTGTGGCGGTGACGGTGGCGCCGACGAACGGCCGGGAGGAGCGGTCGATGCTCTGCATGGCGCTCCCCTCTTCACTCGTCGACGTCCCAGCGGGTACCGGTCAGCTGCGCCTTCCACCTGCCGGCCCGTTCTTCGGCGTCCCAGCGTGGGCCCGCGAGTTGGGCCTCCCATCGGCCGGCCCCGTCCTCGGCATCCCACCGGAGGTGAGGGCCGGTGACGTGGAACAGCGGGGCGGCCTTCCCCCCGACCTGTTCCCCGGCCGGTGCGGTGGTGGTGAATGCCCCGCCGCGGATGGGCAGCAGATGCCGCCGATGCGGCTGGACGAACGGCACGGGCCACGCCGCCGCCTGTGCCTGCTGAAGCGCGGGGGCGGCTATCCGGCCCCGTCGTGCCGCCGCCACGCAGGTTGCCCGCCGCGACAGCCACGCGGGCACCCATGCGGGTGCGGTAGGCGCTACGCCGGCGGGCGCGACCCTGGCGAACACGCCGCGGCGCGCCGGGGCCACACGCCGCGCAGGCTGCCTGTACGGCGCCTGTACGGACGGTGCGGGACCGGTTGGGGCGGGTGTGGGGGTGAAGTAGTCGCTGCGTCGCCCGCGCGGGGGGCGTGGACGACGTGCGGACAGGTATCCGGGCGGCGCGGGTTGCTGTGCGGGCGCGGCTGCGGGCTGGGGCGTCCAGGTGAACCGGCCTCGGCGGAGAAACGTCAGCCGGATGCGCGGGCGGACCGGCTGCGGTGTGGCGGCCGGGGCCGTGCCGGCGGGTGGCACGGGCAGAAAGATGCCGCGGCGCCCGCCTGTGGGACGCAGACGGCTCCGGGAGACCGTACCGGGCGTCCACGGCGGGGCGGCGGATGCTGTCTGAGGCGGGGTCCAGGTGAACTCGCCCCGGCGTGCAAACAGGACCCGCAGGCGCGGGCGCAGCATCTGCGGCACCGTCGATGGCGGGGTCGGTGCTGCTGTCGGGGGTGTCCAGGTGTAGTGGCCCCGCTGGGCGGGGAGT